AAACAAGATGTAAACCGTGCTTTTCAGGGTCATCAATATTTTCTAACATATGTAAAAATTTGGGACTGTATGTTAGTAATGCTTCAGGTGTTAAATAATCATTAGAATGTTCTTCAATGTATTTAATTGCTCTATTAAGTCTCTCTTTGTATTCAACACCACCAATCATATCAAGAATTTGGTCGCCTTCTACTTCACCTTCTTGGTCGTCATCCATATCTTGTTGTGCTTCTGCCTTTTTAGCCTCTTTGGCAAATTGTGAAAGTATACTTTTTAGTTCATCTCTAGTGTGTGAAAATAATGCAGAACTAATAACATCATCTATTTCTTCTTTTAAAGTTTTTAATGTTAACATTTCTTTATATTCAGTAATTTCTTCTGTTTGTCCCTTTGATACTTTATTATTTTTACGTATTTCTCTTATTATTTCTTCTAATTTATCAAGGTCCAATTGTGGAGCCAAATATTTGTCCCATTCTTTTTTTTCTTTACGTCTTTTATTTTCAAGATCTAAATTAAATAATAAATTTTTTAATTGACTTTCAAATTTGTTATCCGCTTCTTCTTCTGTTTTTAGTATTTTCTTTCTTGAAGGAATAGGTCTATCAGGCATAACAAAATTACAATATAAACGCGAAAAAATACGATATGTTGATGACGATTCTTCATATATTTCACCAACTGTTTCTTTTGGTCTTATCTTTTCTGTTTCTCTCTCTTCATGTCTAGCAGATTCATAAATGCCAAACTGGAAATTACTCATAGGGATTCTAACAATATGATAATCAACACCCAATGTTTTGTTGTATTTAGGTAATAAATTTTCCTGAGCACTTCTAAAATAAGATGACAACCCTAATATACGTCTTTTAAGAGCGTCAATGTTTTTGATTTTTTTTGTTATTGGGTCAATATATTGTCCTTCAAATAAGTCAAATGTATCAGGTAACGCCTTCTTATTTTTAATATCTATACCTTGTGGAACAACACTTATACCATTTCTATCTAAAATGCTGATTATTCTTCTCTCAAAATCGTCATCACTTAAATAATCTGTATCAATTATTGTTTCTCCTTTCTCATTTTTCTTAGCATTTGTTACACCTTGATACCCAGACTCAGTTTTAATCTTGTTCGAAAAACCAAAAGGATTTCTAGTAATGGTTAATACATTACTCGATGGAGAATAATCCAAATAATCCATTGACTTGACACCTAATAACATTTCTTGTAGAGCATTTTTATCAATTTTTACATTTTTATTTTTTTGTTTACTTTCTTGTACATTAATAGTTATTTTCCAGGTTTTAATATATCCTCTTAAAATATTAAAAAGTATTCCAAATTCGTTAGGATAATTGATAACAGGGGTTCCTGTTAAAAGGATTATTCTTGCGTTTTTAGCGCTCATTAAAAATTCGTATAATTTGGTCGATAAATTAAGTGGCAAGTGTTCTTTCTCTCCTTTCTTATTTTCCTGAATATCTTTTTCCTTTTTAATCTTATTAACAATACGACTTATTAAGTTATGTGCTTCATCAATAACAATAACTGCATTATCAAATAGATTACGTGTAAAATTTGATGTGAGTTCCTGTAATTTTTTTGCTCTTAAACCATTATAATTAATAAACGTATATTTACTTTTAATCATTTCATTCAATTGTTCTTCTAAGGTTCGTTTATCAATATCACTTAAATCATCATAATTTGATTTTTTTGTAACATTAATAAACCACGCTCCATGATGCTTACGAATAAATTCTAACGGCAAATTTAAGATTGCTGACATAGGTGTAGCCGCTTCAGGATTTGTATCAGTTGATATCCATTCCCAAAACTGATTTCGTTTATATATTAAATCACCGCATTTTTTGAGTTCTTCAATATAATTTGCGCGTAAAGAAGCAGGTGTCATAATTATAACGCGTTTTGCGTCTTTCATACCTTCGGCAATAGCGATAGACGTACAAGTTTTACCTGAACCCAAACCATGATACAAAAGAAGACCTCTATAAGGTGTATACAAGTTCATATAGTCCCTAACAATCTTTTGATGAGTTAATAGAGAGAAATCAGAACTAGTATTTCCAATGTCATCACAAGAAATATTTTCCTTATTACTTTGCAATTCTTGACGATAAGGTTCAAAAAGTGAATTAATAAAATTTACAAATATCTCTCTATTATTCATATAATAACTAGAAACCTTGATAATTACAGGTGGCGCCTTTTTAGGTAATCGTCTTGTAATTTGTTCATCTCCTAAATCTAGTACTGTTTCGGGACCTAAAACAGCAATACCCTTTTCAATAGGTTTTGTCTTTCGCACTCTTTTCTTGGGTTCTTCAACAGGAACAAACTCTTGTTCTTTTTCACCTTCTTCTTCCTCGATAATAAGTTTTTTCTTTTGTGGGATTTCTTTCACCTCCTCACCTTCTTCGCCTTCTTCACCTTCTATTATTAAAGGGAGTTTTACCTTCTTAGCGCGTTTTATTGGCGCTGGTAATATAGGTTCAACAGTTTTACTCTCCTCTATTTGTTCTATTAAAGGTTTAAATGATACCTTTGACATTTTACTCGCCTTTAACTTTTCTAACAAAGATGTTCGATCAAAACCTTTATCTGTTTTATCAACTATAATTGGACCCTTTACAGCAATAACAGGTTCCTTAACCATATCTTTCTCTACTTCCTCTACTTCCGGTACAAACTCTTCCAAGTCTTCTGCTTTTTGCTTTGTTACTTTTGGTCTAGGTGCACCAGGTTTTTGTTTTTCTCCTTTAATAACAACAGCAATTCTTTCTTTTTCTTTGACAACAGGTTTTACTTGTAATTTTTGTTTTAATGCCTCTAAAGGATTCATTACTATATAATTTCAATATATAAATTTTTCAAATTTTATGTATTGAAATAATTATTATATTTTCTCTTCATTAATTATATGAAATCAGATATTATTGTTAGATATAGAGATATAAAATTAGAAGATGGTGTTTTCCTAACTCCATTACAAACAGCAAAACAACCAATTGTAAATTATGATACCACAGATATAAATGATAAATATACACTTATAATGTATGATTCAAAAGCAGTATCTCCTTCTGGAAATCATAATCATTGGTTAGTAATAAATATTCCAAGTAATAGTTTAAAAAGTGGAAATTTAAATGGAAGTACTATATTATTACCATATAAAGGTCCATCACCTCCATCCGGTTCAGGGCAACATATTTATACTTTTGAATTATATAAACAAAAAGATGATCTTGATAAAATATCAATGAATGAAAATGACAGAGTTTTATCTTTTAATTCTATTAAAAATAAAATAGGAATACAAGATTTAAATACACCAATAACCAGCGTATTTTTTTATAGTAAATATATAAATACAGTTGGCGGTAAAAATAGAAAGAGAAACACTATAAAAAAAAATAGAAAATCTAGAAAAACTAAAAAAATATATTATAGTAAAAGATAAATTATTTATTCCTCAACAAGGATATCATCAATCTTTAAAAACTTGAGCGCTTCATTACAAGCAATTTGTTCCGCCTTGCGTTTGATTTTGTGCTGCCCTTCTCCCATAAATATAAATGCTTTACCATTTTCAGCAACACAATCCTGAATCGATTTAAAATTCTTAAAATATGATATATCAACTGCATCCCTATGAGACACTGTATGAATTTGCTGTCCTAAACATAAGTAGACACCCATCTTGTATCCTAATTCTAGATCATGTTCTATTTCTAAATAATGCGGGGTAACCTTGAATTCCTTTTGGATTTTAACCTGTAATATATTTTTATAGTTGTCATCATTTTGAATCAGAGCAATCCAGTCAATATGTTTCTCAAATACATTTTCGATAAATTTTTGCGCCATTTGGAAACCTGGACCAGTGACAAACATATTTTGAAACCAGTTTTCCTCATCTTTAACCGTCATCTTATTAAAATCTAAAAAGAGTGCGCCAATAAAGGACTCAAACAAGCAACCCAGTTTTTTCAAATTGGTGCGGATTTTTTTCTCCTCAGCGTGTTTAGATAAAATCAACCATTTGTGTAACCCCATTTCAAGTGCGATTTTACCGATCGCTTCATTTTTAACAATAGCAATCTTTTTTTCTGTCATAAATCCCTCATCTGCTTTAGGAAATCTGCGATATAAATAATATTTAGTCACGCATTCCAATACACCATCGCCTAAAAATTCAAGACGCTCATTGGATTTACTACTTAGCGGCATACAATCACTTGGTCTTTCAACAATAGTAATTTTTTGTTGAAGATTTTCAAACGCTGGACGCTTTGTATAAGATCGGTGTACAAAAGCGCGCTCATATAAAGCAATATTATTAACATTAGGAGGAATATTGTATCTAGAAAGAATAGATTGAACTTCATTCAATGTAATCTTAATATTTAATGAATTATAAGGATTAAATATTAAACCTTCATCGGTTTTAATGACATCATCGTCACGCATAATATCTTTGTTGTCGGTCATCTTATATGATAATATATGTAGATGTTTTTAATACATTTTTTAATATATTTTTCTGTAAATAATAAAATTGAACCAATATAAATATAAAAACTGTTTGAATAAATCAAATATAATGTCTCTTGAATTAGTTATAAACGAAAAAACAATAACAAATCGTAAAAATTTATTGTCTAATTATCTTAAAAATAATAATGTTGGTATTTTAACCGAAAATGAAAGTACATTTTTCAAACATATTTTTCAAAAATTTTATACACCTGATGAAGAAGATATAAAATTTAATATTACACAAATTTCAAATGTATCTATTATAGAAAATAGAGGAAATAAATGTTTTAGTATTCTTGTTGATAATATTTGGTATCCAACATCTATAAAATCACTTTCTGGTAGTATTAGAAATGAAAAAAGAAACAGAGAAAGAGCATTAAGAAAGGCAATAGAACCACAAATTAACAATTTTCGTATTTGTAATCCATTAAATCCAAATGATATTTGTCCAGTTACAAACAAAATATTAGGTTTAGACGCACAAGTAGACCATCAAATACCCTTTCATAATTTAGCAGAAGAATGGATAAAAGACAATAACAATATTTCTTATCCCTATGATTTAGATAAATTTGACTACATTTTACAAGAACCACATCTTACGAGTTGGTTTAATTTTCATTTAGAAAATTCAACATTAAGATGGGTTTCAAAAGAAGGTAATAAATACGCACATAAATTATATTCTTGTTAAAATGAGAAAAGATCTAAAACAAATTTAAAGGTTAATTAATAAGTTAATTAATACAAATGTCCAGAATGAAAAGTTGTTTATATTTGATTGAATACAAAAATGGTGATGACCCTGAAACCATGAATCAAATCATGTTGGAAGCGTGTATCGATAATATTTTTGACACCGTGAGTAAAATTGTTAAGCAATATAGGTTACAAGATAATCCAAAAAAGAAATATTGTATGACGCTATTTACAGATGGTCACGATTTTACTGCGGAAGAATATATAGAGCATTATCGTAGCATGCCCAAGGAAATATGGGGATCTGATTTCTTAGACGATTTTGATATTGAAATTATTACAATGTTTAATTGAAATATTTATTAGTTATATGACTTAAAATGATTATTGTATGGTATATAATACAATGGAAGAATGGCGTCAAATAAGTGATTTTCCAAATTACAAAGTAAGTAGTTTTGGAAATATAATGAATGTTAAAACCAATAAAATGATGAAATTATGTAATAAGGGAGGATATTATAATATTAGTTTAACAAATGATAATAATTATAAAACATTTAAAGTTCACAGGTTAGTAGCTATTGCATTTATTGAGAATCCAGAGGAAAAATCTCATGTAAATCATAAAGATAAAAATAAATTAAATAATAATATTACTAATCTTGAGTGGATGACACGATCAGAAAATAATAGTCATAGATGTGCAGGATTAATAATTAATTGTAATAGAAATAAACCTATTTTACGTTTAAATAAAGATAATAATGAAATCTTAGAAAAATATAATTCTATAGAAGATGCTGGAATGTGGGCATTTAATAATGAATATACAAAAACAATTCATAATGGTCGTAATGCTATAGGTAATTGTTTAAATGGATTATCAAAAATAGCGTATAAATATAGATGGGAATATGAAAATAAAAATAATGATTTAGAAAATGAAATTTGGAAACAGGTTATTTTAAAAAATGTTGATATTATAGACAAAGTATATTTTGTTTCTAATCTAGGAAGATTTAAAAATAGTTTAGGAATAATTATGGATAATTATAAAGTTAATGATAATGGTTATATAAGAGTATATATTTATAATAAAACTTACGCTTTACATAGACTAGTTGCTTTAGCATTTATTGAAAATACAGAAAATAAAGAACAAGTCAATCATATAGATGGTAATAAAATAAATAATAAGGTTGAAAATCTAGAATGGGTAACTAATAGAGAAAATCAAATTCATAAAAATAAAATAGGTTTAGGTAATAATTTTACTAGAAAAATTACGCAATATGATTTAGAAATGAATAAAATTAAGGATTTTACTTCTATTGTAGAAGCGTCAAAAGAATTAAATATAGGAAAATCAAATATCCGAGGTGTTTTAAAAAATAGTAGAAAAACATCCGGAGGTTTTATATTTAAATATTTAGACTAATAAAAATTTTAATATTTTTGTAGTATATAAAATGGTCTATATGTCTGGTAGCCGTGCAAGTCGCAATCAAGCGTCAATTGTTAATAGAACAAATATTTGTGGTGGAATGAAGAAGGCTGGCCTCGCCCCCCGCGTTGGTTGGTATTTAAGCAGTAATGTGAATTTGATTGGTGCTCCCCAAACAATTCCTCGTTTCTGTATCCCCAACAGAACTATCCAAACTCAATCCTATGGTTACCGCGCTACTCACGGTGGCAATATGGGTTAAAAATAATAAAAAGTTTAGGAATTTTTTATTTAACAAAATTAAATAAAAAATATTAATATTTGTGTAAAATAATTTAATAACAATTTAGCAAATATGAATACTAATGATAATTAAAGTCGATAATCGCGAACAAGAATTACTAAAACAAATACAAAATCTAGTACTATTTATTCCAGCGTTTAAACAATTAAAGGTCGAAACTGTTGCATTGCCACTAGGTGACATTATTATTTCAGATGATAATGAAGATAAATTAATTATAGAGAGAAAATGTTTGAATGATTTGCTAGCAAGTATAAAAGATGGACGATATGAAGAGCAGTCATATAGACTCAATGGTTTAAATCATCATAATCACAATATTTATTATTTGATTGAAGGTGATGTTAATAAAGCAAACCGTTTTAAGGACAATAATATTGAAAAACTAACATTATATTCAGCTATGTTCTCTCTTAACTATTTCAAAGGATTCTCTGTTATGAGAACATTTTCAATGGAAGAGACCGCAATTTTTATTTGTAATACAGCAAACAAATTGAGTAAATCGGAGAAAAAGGCGTATTATGAATATAAACCTTTAACCAATGTTTCTACAACAAATTCAGAGCAAAATCTGGATAATCAAGAACAAAATGTAGAAAATAATTTAGAAAAAGAAACAGTAGAGCAAACAGATAAGGATTATATAAGTGTTGTTAAAAAAGTGAAGAAGGAAAATATAACACCGGAAAACATTGCCGAGATAATGCTTTGTCAAATACCTGGAATTAGTTCGGTAACTGCTGTAGCTATTATGGATAAATTTAAAACAATCCCAAATTTGATTCAAGAGATACAACAAAATGAAACCTGTTTAAAGGATATAAGTTATCAAAATACAAAGGGACAAGCGCGAAAAATAAATAAGACATCATTAGCAAATATTGTTAAATTTTTATTGAAAAAATAAAAGTATAGTATATAAATGGAACAATCGATGATGAATTTATGTATATTTGTTGGAATATGTTTTTTTGCATATCTAATATTTAGAAATTTGAATAATAATAATTATGTAGAGGGTATGACCACGAGTACTGACGCTTCAGGAAATCAACCGACTACATCTACAACAAATGGAGTTGCTGGTACCGCCGCTGCTTATGCGGCACAGATCAAAGCGCAAGCAATTAAAATAGAGGACCAATTATTAATTACTAAATATCGAACTGATTATGAGAATGTTATTTTAAATTTAAATGAATTAGTAAATGATTTAATGTTGCAAACTGCTTTAAATGTAAATCAATCAGATCCTCAAAAATCATTGATTCAATTATCTCAATTGCAACAAGCGCAAGGTGCTTTAAACAGTACTATGAAATATATAGACTCTTATAAATAATAACTACCAAGGAATACAATATATTTAATATTATTTAATTATTATTATTAAATATATTTTTAATCAACATAAATAGATACCTCATTTTCCTTATAATATCCTTTATCAACTAATTCTTGAGTATATTGTGAACCACCCCAATTTGGATCCATAGGATTTGGACTAACTCCCGATTTCTCTTGAGCCATATCCATCGCATCTAATGGTGTTGTAGTTCCGACATAATATGATGATTCGTCATATGCTGGATAAGAATTTTTATTATAAGGTGGATCGTTTCTAGTGGCGTCAACCAAAAGTGTAGGGTTTGGATATGCTAAAGCATTTGGATCACCCAGAGAAGACTCATTTATAACATCACCTGTTGAACTTGCGATACTAGGTGGTAAACCGGCTTGTGGTTCAGAAACACTTGGTCTTACCTTATAAACTGGATTGCCTTGAGCGTCATAAGTTTCTTGTAAATACAACACAGGGCATCGTATTCCTTGACTTCTTTGCCAATCTAAAAACTCTGTATAATCTTCTAAATTATCAAATTCAACTGGATTAACGCCAGGAACCTTCGCTACTTTAGAGTTGTATAAGTAAAATTTGGAACCTTTTTGGATTAGCAAATTAGGACATCTTATACCACTATTTGCACTATTATTATTATTTGTTAAACCTTCTAGATATTCAGGGTCACTACATTTTGCGTAAAAATATAATCCAATTAAAAATACTAATATGAATAAAAAAGATAGTGATGACATATATATATTTAATAAGGATAAAATTTACTTTTTCTCAAAGTAAATTTTATTTTCTATTTATTTATTATAATGGTATTTCTACATATTGATACTAAAAATTATGATCAAAAGAATGAAAATGGCGAAACACCAATTGCAATATTAAATAATTTTATTAAAGATGGTAAACATATATTTGTGTTAATTTATATGGAAGGTTGTGGTCCTTGTAACGCTACACGCCCTGAATGGAAAAAACTAGATAATATTTTAGATGATGATAATTCAAATATATTAGTTGTTGATATTGATAAAGATTTGCTTGATAAGGTAAAAAATTTTGGTTCGGAACCAAAAGGATTCCCTACAATACGATATATTTCAAACAAAGGAAAAACTACTCAGGATTTTGAAGATAGTGATTTAAAAGAAGAACATAAAACTAGAACAATTGATTCATTTATAGAGTGGATAAAATTAAAATCAAAAGACTCACTAAAAGGTGGTAAACGTAAATTTAAAAAAAATAATAGTAAAAAAACGCATAAAAAAAGAATAACTGGTGGAAAATGGTCTAGAAAATATAAAATGAGTATAAATTGTAAACGCCCAAAGGGTTTCTCTCAAAAGCAATATTGTAAATATTCAAGAAAAAGACGTTAATCTTAGGATTTCCAAATATATTTAAAAATTATCCTTTGAATATCCAATTACAGCGCAAGCAATTCGTTTACCAGCGTTACCAGTTTTTAAACTTTCTGCGTCTCCACCAGTACCACAATCGTCTTCATCAGCGTGAATTATTAAACCTCTACCAATAATATTTGCTTTAGTTCCCCTTAATTTAATAACATCATCATAAAATGTGTATTTTGCTTCACCCTTATTATTTGTTGCTATATTACCTAAGTCACCTACATGTCTCTCTTTCATTCCTGGACAACCATGTTTTTTATTATAAGGATTAAAGTGAGCGCACATACTGGTACATTTATCGGTTAAATCTCCTGCTTCATGAACGTGAAATCCGTGAAGACTATTATTCTTTAATCCAACTATATTTAGTTCAATAGCAATATTATTAGTATTTAAAATTTCTGTGAATTTAACATACCCTTTAATTTTATCGTCTGTAAAAACAGCAATCGCGCAAACTGGTTTTTGTGTCATTATAAAATAATAATATTTTATTATATTATAAAAATGGAATTGCAACACATTTCTAGAGTTTTGATTACAATTGCGATTTTAGCACAGTTGATTCATGTAATTTATGTGAATAAACAAATATATGTTCCAACATTTATCATGTATGCTATTGGATCTTATATAATGGCTTATTGTTATTATAAGGAAGATAATTTAAATATGACCTCCAGAGTTCAATTTAAGATCTTTAATTCAACTGCTTTATTGTTAATTGGATTACTATGTTGGAAACATTAAAATATTTATTACTTTTTATTCAAATTTAAATAAAATTGAATAAAAATAAATGAAATAAACATACATTACTATATTTAATTAAAAGATGGAACACATATTTAGAATTTTCGATTTTAATGTTTATAATGAGAAGATATCGCAAGATGAGTCTAGTAATAGCGATAATGAAACAAATGTATACAAGGACACAACTAAATTTGTAATTCAAATGTTTGGTGTTAATGATAAAGGTGAAACGTGTTCTATTATTGCCGAAGATTATAGACCATTCTTTTATGTATTGGTAAATGACACTTGGTCAATTCAAATGAAAGACTCTTTCTTAGCACATATTAAAGACAAAATTGGTAAATATTATGAAAAATCAATTACGGAATGTATTATAATCAAACGAAAAAAACTATATGGTTTTGACGGAGGTAAGGATCATAAATTTATAAAATTCGAATTTGCTAGTATGAGTGCGTTTAATAAAGTCAAAAATTTATGGTATACTGATTACAACAAAGGTCACACTTTATTAGAAGATGGTTACAAATTTAACAATACAAATATAAAATTATATGAAGCAAATATTCCGCCATTATTGCGGTTCTTTCATATTAGAGACGTCAGTCCTTCTGGTTGGATTGCTTTGCCAAAAAAGAAAACAATTGAACTTGTAGGAGAAACAAAAAAAACAAACTGTAGTTTTGAATATATAATTAATTATAAAAATATTGTACCTTTAAATGATAAGGAAACACGTGTTCCTTATAAAATAATGAGTTTTGATATTGAAGCAAGTAGTAGTCATGGCGATTTTCCGGTTCCAATTAAGACCTACAAGAAACTAGCGACAAATATTATAGAATATTTTGAAAATTTAAAAACAGAATTAAATATTGAATCGTGTAAAACACTTTTAAGAAAAATTATAATGACAGCATTTGGGTATGATAAACTGGAAAATATTGATTTAGTTTATCCAAAGAAAATACCTGAATCAAGGGAAAAAGTCGAGCAAATGTGTGATAAATGGTTAACATCACAAGTTCGAAATTTGGCGAAAACAAGTGAATATAATGATGCTAACACTTTAGAAAGTCTATTTGAAAAAATGGCATCAGGTGAAGATGATGATGAATTTGAACATAAAAACTTTGTTAAATCGTATACGGATAAAAAAGCGACAATAGTTGATATTTTATGCGATAAAAAATTTGAACGTGAAGGTAAATTAAATGAACTAAATATATCATTAAATGCAAATTTTCCAAAACTAGAAGGTGATAAATGTACATTTATTGGTTCAACCTTTATGAATTATGGAGAGCAAGAACCATTTAAAAACCATTGTATTGTTCTAAATACGTGCTCTGAATTACCAATTGATAATAGTATTGTCGAGTCATATAATACGGAAAAAGAAGTATTAATGGCGTGGCAAAAATTGGTTCAACGTGAAAATCCAGATATTATTATTGGTTACAATATATTTGGTTTTGATTATCAGTTTATGTTTCACCGCGCTGAAGAAACCGGTTGCGTTGAAGAGTTTTTAAAATTATCACGTAATAAAGATGAAGTGTGCGCTAGTTTGGATAATGAAACCGGAAAATATAAAATAGAAGAAAGTAGTATACAAATAGCAAGCGGTCAACATGATTTACGATTTATTAAAATGAATGGACGTCTTCAAGTCGATTTATACAATTTCTATAGACGTGAAGCAAATCTAACTAGTTATAAACTAGATTATGTCGCTGGTAATTTTATTGGTGATTTTGTTAAAAGTTTAGATCATATTGGTAGTGAAACTGAGATTAAAACTGGAAATATGACTGGATTACTAGTCGGTAGTTTTGTACATTTTGAAGAAATTGGTCATTCAGTAGATTATTATGATGATGGTGCGAAATTTATTGTAACATATGTCGATAAACCAAATGGTAAGTTCAAGATTGAAGGTTGTGTAAATCCGGATACTAGTAAAAAGGTGCGATGGTGTTTGGCGAAAGATGACGTAACACCCAAGGATATTTTCAGAATGACAAATGGAACCGCAGATGATCGAGCAGTAATCGCAAAATATTGTATTCAGGATTGTAACTTAGTTCACTATTTATTCAACAAATCGGATATTTTAACTGGTTTTATTGAGATGGCGAAGATTTGTAGTGTACCAATTAATTTCTTGGTAATGCGAGGTCAAGGTATCAAGTTAACTAGTTTTGTATCAAAGAAATGCCGAGAAAAGCGCACATTAATGCCTGTAATTGAAAAAGGGGGACTCGATGAAGGATATGAGGGTGCTATTGTTTTAGAACCAAAATGTGATTTATATTTGGACAATCCAGTGGCGTGTAATGATTATGCGTCATTGTATCCAAGTTCAATGATTAGTGAAAATTTGTCACATGACAGTAAGGTTTGGACCAAAGAGTATAATTTAGACGGTGTTTTAATAGAAGAATGGGGTGAAAAAGATGCTAATAACAATTATATATATGATAATTTACCTGGTTATGAATATGTGAATTGTACTTATGATACATATCGTTATGTTAGAAAAACGCCAACATCAGCAGCAGAAAAAGTGAAAGCAGGTCATAAGATTTGTAGATTTGCTCAACCATACGCTACTGAAACAAGCGAAGGCGAAGCAATTATGCCATCAATTTTAAAAGAATTGTTGAAAGCGAGAAAAGATACGAGAAAATTAATTCCTCAACAAACTGATGAATTCATGAAGCAAGTTTTAGAGCAGCGTCAATTAGGTTATAAAGTGACTGCAAACTCTCTTTATGGGCAATGTGGTGCTAAAACTAGCACATTTTATGAGAAAGACATTGCTGCTTGTACTACAGCAACTGGTCGACTACTTTTAACATATGGTAAAAAAATGATAGAGGAATGTTATGGAAATAATATTTGCGATACAACTAATTATGGAAAAGTAAAAACACGTGCTGAATACATATATGGTGACACTGATTCAGTATTTTATACATTTAATTTGGAAGAGTTAGATGGAACCCCTATTCGTGGTAAAAAAGCGTTGGAAATTACAATTGAATTAGCTCAACAAGTAGGCGACATATCAGCGAAATTCTTAAAATCACCTCACGATTTTGAGTATGAGAAAACATTTATGCCGTTTTGTTTGCTCTCTAAGAAACGATATGTTGGTATGCTTTATGAAACAGACCCAAATAAATGTAAACGCAAAGAAATGGGAATAGTGTTAAAACGTCGTGATAACGCGCCAATTGTTAAGGATATTTATGGTGGTATTATTGATATTTTAATGAAAAAGCAAAATATTAAGGAAGCGACTGATTTCTTAAAATCGTGTCTTCAAAATATAGTAGATGAAAAGTATCCAATGGATAAATTGATAATAACAAAATCGTTACGTTCAGGTTATAAGAATCCGCAATCAATTGCTCATAAAGTATTAGCAGATAGGATTACAGCGCGAGATCCTGGTAATAAACCAAGTTCAGGAGATAGAATACCATTTGTATATATAAATACGACTAATAAAAAAGCATTACAAGGTGAAAAAATAGAGACACCGACCTATATTACGGAACACAATTTAAAAATAGACTATTCATTTTATATTACGAACCAAATTATGAAACCGGTACAACAGTTATTTGCTTTAGTGCTTGAGAAAATATGGATGATGCAAAATAAGACGCCAAAGATTAGTAAATTTAAGAAGGATATTGAAATATTGCGTAAAAATACGGATCCAGAAAAATTTGAAGATAAGTTGGAACAAATGCGAAATAAAGAAGTAAAGGTATTACTATTTGATGAATATTTAAGAGAAACAAATAATGAAAAAGCGGGAAATCAAAGTGTAACAAAGTTTTTCAAAAAATAAAATATTAATAGTATAAGATTTAATAGTATAAGATTTAATAGTATAAGATTTAATAGTATAAATAATATTTTTTATTAGATAAATATATAAATGTCGAATAAAAAAACATTAAAAAGTAACAAAAAAAATAGTAAAAGAGGTAAAAGTAGAAAGGGTGGTTTTTTTGGGTTGTTTAAAGACAAACATAACTCTGAGTGTGACCCAAATAATTTAGTTAATTTAGAATCATCAAATGAATTACACACTGAGTATCAAAAATGTTGTCCAAAAACTTGGTATGGTAGAAAAAACAATAGTCAGTATTGTAAAGCTCTTGATTTGAAATATAAAGATGTATTTAATACACAACGTAAAGACGCTAATTTGTCTAAACAATTAATGACACAAACATTTACTACAAGTAGTGAGAATAACGTAGTAAATATGATTGACTGTGATGACCCTGAATTATATAATGATGAAGAATCAATTGCAAAATATAACGCTGTTTGTAATTGTGATAAAACAAGATGGAATCCTTTTTCAAAGAAACGTAAAAATTGTGGTATAATTAAGAAAAAACTTGATTATATTAAAAAATCACAGCAAGATGCTGAGGTATCACGACAACAAGAACAACAAAGACGTCAACAAGAACAAGATGCGAGAAACACTCGTGAGGCAGAAAGAAATAGGATAGAAGAAGAAGATAGAGCAAGAAGAATGGGAGAAAGACAAAACTATGAAAATATAGTAAGGGGAGAGAGAATGGAAGAGAGAAAAAAGCGTGAAAAATTTATTAATGATTATATGAAAAGATATCCAGTAAATTTGTATGGTTATACTAGAGAACAATTAGATAGATATCCTAAGGAAATAATTCAAAATAATAGAAAAAAAGAAGAATATGTTAAACAGTTTATGATTAAGTATAATCCTAATGATTATGGTTACACATATGATGAACTAATGATGGATGCTGATAAAGTAGATAGAAAAGTAAAAGAAAAGGATCCAGAAATACAACATAAAAGATATCAAGAAAGTTTAGACCTATATGATATTGATAAAGACGTACCCTTCAAAAAAGGTTATACTAAGATTGTAGATCCATTTGATGAAGAGGAAGAGGAAGAAACTAATTATTCATCTCGTTTATTACATGGTGGTTCAAAAACGAGAAAGCAATTGAAAAAAGGAAAACAAAAAAGAAGAAAGTCTAGAAAACATTAAATAAAATTATTTTATTTTAATAATTATATGACAATTAAAATAAAACATCATATATTTCTTGTACACGCATTAAGAACATCGTTAATTTTTATAGCAGGATTTTTAACTTATGAATTACTAAAAATAATAGAAAGTAAATGGAATAAAATGTATCCTAATAACGAATTTAGTCATTTCGCTCATAGAAAAGTATATCATTTTTTTATAATTTTTATAATTGATTTATTTATTCTATATTTAATTGCGTTATTATTTGGTATACATCTATAAAATTTAATCTGAACTAGTAGATGTGCGCAAAGGTTTACGCTTAGAACTCTTGCTAGTCTGTTTAGCAGACAAAATGTTAAAAATATTCTTAACTACTGAACTAATTTCACTAACAGACGTTTCAAGACTCCACACGCGCTCAGTTAACTTCTCAACCTCACTCTCGTCATCAGAAATATCATCATCATCTTCCTCTTCCTCAAATTGATAATCCTCATCATCATCATATTGATTATCATCATCACCACCGACTTCTTGAGATGCCTCTACAGAATTAACACTATTTTGATAATTCTCAGAGTTAAACCCACGAGCGTTATACCAAGAATCAATTAGTTCCTCACTCTCTAGTTTATAAAGAATTGCTAACTCACTTCTATTATGTCTCTCAGCAATTTCTTGTACAGTCAATTCCAACAATTCATACTCCCTTTGTAAGGTGAGCAACTCATTAATAGTCCACTTTCTTCCACTTCTTCTGTTATTTACACTCATTTTTATAATTATATTAAAGTATATATCTTTATATTGTTTATAAAAATATATATTGACATTGAATATGGTCTAATTTATAGACGTTTACCTTGACCTCCTTTACCGAATATATTTGTAACACCAAAAGTATCCAAAATGATTAATATTAATATAACACTCCCGCCTACAGTAATAACTCCAGTAGCTGGATCTAAACTATATCCACCTTTCATTAAACCCTTTTTCATATTTTATATAATATACAAATATTTTATAAAATATTTTATAAAATATATCTAAAAATTAATTTACCATTGAAGAGAATTACCAGATGCATCTTCTGAATACAAAATATTTCCAGATATATCTGTTGTTAAATTTCTTCTCTCTTCGTTAGTTCTTAATGATGGATTTCTGTTAAAATTTCTTATATCATATCTACATACAGGACATCTACAGTTGCTCTCAAACCATGTGGTTAATTCATCGCTATTAAAAATGTGACCACAATGTCTTATAATTGTAACAGTATCACTATCATTAAATGTATCCATAGATATCGGACAGGTATTATTCATAGGTGATACAATATCACGATATAATACTCTACGTGTTGCGGATTCAATTTGAGCAGAGGTGGGATATATTAGAATGGGTTCAAAAAAATTTTGAAATAAACTTGAAAAAATATTGTTTGTCCTATCGGGTTGCTGTCTTCCTGTGTAAGAAGAAGCGTCTCTTGCAACGTCTCTTGCAGCATATCTCCCAGCATCTCTATAATTACCTGTAAGTCTACCTTCTATTCCTGACCCATTTGTATTAGTATTTAAAGGCATATCGACTCTTTGTATGTCGTCAATTATATATTGTCTATTGTTTAAAAATATACTACCTAAATTATTTGGGTTATTATTACGATTACTAGATTGGCGAGTACTTTGTTGACGATTACTTTGTTGACGATTATTTGTTTGCTGACGATTATTAAAAGAACTAGGAATATAAAGTATATCTGTTATGATATTAATAATTTGATTATTCTGATCAGTAAGATTTTGTATTTGTCTATTATTATCATTGTACATAGTATTTAAAATATTTATTAACATCAAGTGTTCATTAGATATATTCATAATTTATAAATATATATATTAAATCTGTTTAAATATATTACAGTAATAATAATTAGTAAATGAGTTTCATAGAAAATTATAAAAATAAAGGACTTAGTGGATTATCGAATCTAGGAAATACATGTTTTATAAATTCTTGTATGCAAATATTATCACATACATATGAATTAAATCAAGTATTAAATATGGAAAATTTTAAGAAAAAATTAAAAAATAAATGCGATTCGGCATTGTTATTAGAGTGGGATAATTTGAGACAATTATTGTGGAGTAATAATTGTATTGTATCTCCAGGTAAATTTATAAAGACAATTCAAAAACTTGCGGAGATTAAGGGAATGGATATGTTTACAGGGTATTCTCAAAACGACTTACCTGAGTTCTTATTATTTGTAATAGATTGTTTTCATAATTCACTTTCGAGAGAGATTAAAATGACAATCTCGGGTCAAACAGAAAATGAAACAGACATAATAGCAGTAAAATGTTTTGAAATGATAAAAACAATGTATTCAAAAGAATATTCGGAAATTTGGAATTTATTTTACGCGGTACATGTTTCTGAAATAAGTAAATTGGAAACCGGAGAAAGAATTAAGATAACTCCCGAACCATATTTCATGATAGATTTACCTATTCCTCAAAATAATAAGACTCCTTCACTAATCGACTGTTTTGATTTGTATGTTGAAGGTGAAACATTAGAAGGTGAGAATGCATGGTTTAACGATGAGACAAAAGAGAGAATAAATATTAAAAAACGTATTCAGTTTTGGTCATTTCCAAATATATTAACAATTGATTTCAAACGATTTAATTCTAGAAATCAAAAGAACCAAATATTGATTTCATTTCCTTTAGACAATTTAGATTTATCAAAATATGTTATTGGTTATAAGAAAAACTCGTATATCTATGAATTATATGGTGTTTGTAACCACAGTGGAGGTGTACTTGGTGGTCATTATACATCATATGTTAAAAACGCTAATGGCAAATGGTATCATTTTAATGATTCTTCTGTTGCTGAAGTAGGATTAGTCGAGTCAATTATTTCACCCAAAGCATATTGTTTGTTTTACAGAAAAAAGAATTTATCATAATTTATTATTAATAAAAAAACAAATTCAAATATATATATATGGAGGTAAATACTACGACAACAACAGATCCTGTTAATTATTACAACAAATTTAATAATTTTATACTGAACCCTATAGTTTTTATAATTATACTACTAGTAATTGTTTCATATTTTGCTTTCTCATCTTCTTTAGGAAATAGTGAAAATAGTGGGTTTAAAAGTATTACAAGTAGTAATAGTGATAGTCAATTTTTAAGTATTATTATTGTAGCAATTTTAGTTATTTTAATTATTGTAAATGCGTTACAATATTTTTTCAGTATTAGCGTGACAGCATATTTAACAGATTTATTTACAAATAAACCAAAAATAGATATAGTTGTTGATCAAAGCACATATCAACCTGCTCCTGTACCTGAAATTAGATTTAAAAAACAGGTATTTAATATTCCCGGTAATTATTACAATTACACTAATGCAAAAGCATTATGTCAAGCATATGGCGCTAAATTAGCAACATATCAACAAATCGAAGATTCATATAAAAATGGTGCTGAATGGTGTAATTATGGTTGGTCCGATGGACAAATGGCGTTGTTCCCAACACAGCAAAAGACATTTGATAATTTACAAAACATAAAGGGTCATGAAAATGATTGTGGAAGACCTGGTATAAATGGGGGTTATATGGCAAATCCACAACTGCGATTTGGTGTCAATTGTTATGGTAATAAACCAAAGATAACAAGTGAAGAAGAAGAACTCATGAAAACAACAACACCTTATCCTGAAACAGCAGAAGACATAGCATTCCAAAAACAGGTTGACTTTTGGAAAACTAAAGTGGATGATATATTAGTGTCGCCATTTAATTATAATACTTGGGGATCGTTTTAACTCACGCTTTAAAATAATAATTTTTATAATATTTTATCATAGAAATTATTTTAACGATTATTCAATAGGAGAATCTTCTTTTCTAAAATTTTTCCTGGTATTACCCTTTTTATTTTTACCAATATGTTTTCTAGTACGTTTCTTTTTTCTCTCGTTTTGAGTTAATATACTCTCATGTTGCTTTACTAAACCTAACAGTTTATCATGTAAATCATCATCAATTACATCATCTTCTGAGTCAGAATCATTCCCTTTATAAGAATTATTTTTACTTGTAAAACCACCACTATGATAAGCGTAAGCGGGAACTGCTAATCCTCCAAAAATATCAGATACTTTTTCAATAGAACCGCCATTTTGTGTATTACTATTTAAAGTCATAATTGGTGAAATACCACCTTTCATCATTATAGAATTTACACTAAAACCACCTCCAAAAATACCATCTATTTTATTATTATTGAAAACTAAATCATTTGCTCCTATATAGCTCATATAAAATAGTTATATAATAATTAATTGTTAGAAAACCGCTTTATTTCCGGAACAATTTTAAATGACCTTTTTTGCTTTAAATGCTCCATAATTATTTTAACTTGCGATTCATTTTTAATCACTTCACCTAAAGTCTTTTCTAAATATTTAAATGTTAATGGTTCTTGAATTTTAGTATTTGTAAACTTAAGTCTTCCATCGCCGATTTTTACAGTTGCGTTAGAAAGGTTATTTTCTGAAGCGTAACTTGTAATATTTTCCTCTAAATCATTGCGTTTATCACGTAAATCTTTAACTTTTTCATTTAACTGTTTAAGTTGGTTATCTAGTGAAACCCATTGTTGTATTTTACTTTCAAAACTCATTATTCTTATACGAATATAAAACAAAATATAAATAATTATCTTACTTATTTATATTTTATTAACGTCTGTTACGTCTAGATTTGCGACCGCCGTGCTGTCTCTTTTTATAAGTTTGTTGCATACCAAGAATACTAAATGGTACAATTGCTTGATTTATAATACTACCCATGGCACCCAAAAATCCGCCACGTCTACTGCGTCTGCGGCGACTGCCTCCTGTCATTTGTCCTTGAACTCCTCGATAAGTTGCGGGACCAGTGCCCATAAATGTTCTATCAAATTGACCTTCAACTGTAGGACCGTTTACGGCAACACCGTAACCAGCAGCTGAACTATATGATGAAGGACTTGCTGCTCCAGCACCTCCTCTGTATCTACGACTACCTTTACCTTTACGTGGCATTATATAGATTATTAAGAATAAAATATTTAAAAAACTTTGTTTATAATTTGTTTATTACGCAATAATAAAATTAATATAACTAATATTGCTAAAATCATTATAAAAATTAAAAAAACAAGAGTAACTGTTATGTAAATATAAGGATTAATTTCATATAATATAAAATCAATTAATGGTTTAAACATGGTTTTAAATTCATTTTTAACGTCTTCACGTTTTAATATATCTAAACATTGTTGAACTAATGAATCTTTCATACTTAATATAAACAAAAATTATATTAAATTTATGCGTGTTATTATATTTAAATTTTTCTATATTTTCAATAATAATGGAAAATATTGTTGAACCAAACGAGACATTTGACTTTAATCAATTAACTCTAGCACATCCATCCGGTATACAAGGAGGCGCTTATTTCACAAAAATTGAGTATAATAAGAAACCATTATACATACAAACAACAAAGGGACAAACCAGACAAGGTTTTGTTAAAACAGGAAAAAAATATTATTGTGATTTGATGTTTGATAAAAATTCTGAGACATTACTAAACTGGTTTGAAAATTTAGAAGAACGTTGTCAAAATCTACTTTATGAGAGACGTTATGATTGGTTTCAAAATAATTTAGAGAAAAACGATATCGAAACTGCTTTTAATTCTTCAATTCGCATTTATAAATCTGGTAAATATTATTTGATACGAACAAATATTAAGAGCACTCGAACTGACGAACCTGCTGTGAAAATTTATAATGAAAATGAAGTCGTTTTAGATATGTCGCATATAACAAGCGAAACAAATATTATTTCAATTTTAGAAATACAAGGTATTAAATTTACATCACGCAATTTTCAAATAGAAATAGAGTTGAAACAAGTAATGGTGTTAAACAATGAACCTATATTTAATAGTTGTCTTATTAAAACTACAAAACAAAAAGTTGTTAATGAAAATAAAGATGATTTCATACCTTTAGAGAGAAACACTAATTTAGGATTATTAGAAAAGGACAATATTAATAATAATTTAGACATAAATTTAGATACTAATAATGGTTTAGATACTAATGTAATCGAGACAAATAACTCTACTAATTTAGAGATAGATTTAGAAAATGAATCTGACAAAATAGAAAATATATCATTAGAAATTGAAAATGAACCTGAAAAACCCAAAACTTTAGATGAGGATTTAAATATTGATTTAGATTTTGAAGATTTAGACGAAATGAATAATGATGATCCCGATGAATTAAAGGAAGTGACTATAAATGCCGATTTAGAAAATACTTTAGAAAGTATTCAATTAAAAAAACCAAATCAGGTATATTTTGAATTATATGCTGAAGCCAGAAAAAAAGCGAAAGAAGCCAAAAGAAACGCTATTTTAGCTTATTTAGAAGTTAAGAATATTAAGAAAACATATATGATAGACAATACTATTGATAGTGATAGCGATTTTGATGCAGAAATTGATGAAGTTTCAGAAAGTGAATTAGAAAACCTTTAGAAAAATTGCCATTTATTTTAAAGTAATTATAATTAATATGATTTCTTAAATTTATTTTATCATTAATTTTATATAATGAGCTTCTCCTTTAAGAACTTTTGGAATGATTATGGAATAGGTGCTATTATTGTTTTATTAATTGTCGCTTATGGCGTTAATATGTTTAGTACTTACTTGACAAATAAAGGAACATCTGGTTACGAATCTAACGCTCAAATGCAGCAACAATATAAGGGTACTAACTCTCAAGCGTCAGCCGGTGTTCGCCCTTCTGATCCCAATGGCAACGAAGTTTTCGCCTCCGCTAATGGCGCTCAAACCAGCATGCCCGGCGTGCCATCATCTTGTACTCAACCCAATATTCAAAACCCTGCTGAACTTTTGCCCAAGGATACTAACAGTCAATGGGCTCAATTAAATCCCTCCGGTAAGGGCGAACTCGCTAACGTTAACTTGCTCAAGGCGGGTTACCATATTGGCATTGACACTATTGGACAAACTTTGAGAAACGCCAATCTCCAAATTAGATCTGAACCTCCTAACCCTCAATTGTCTGTGGGGCCATGGAACCAGTCCACAATTGAACCTGACTTCATGAGACCTCCTCTAGAGTTGGGATCTGGTCCTCAGTAAATATTTTAAAAATTAAATTCTTACCTAACTTATTATTTAGTTATTTTTTAATTTAATAATATCATAAAAGATATTATTAAGTAATATATATAATGAAATACAATAATTATGGAGGTGATATAAGTAACATAAATGGATTACAATATATATTAAGCATTGGTTACGAAGTTG